GTAGGTATCCGACCGACAGGACTGTATATATACAGGACGGGTAATATCACGGGAGCGCACAATCAGGTATTCCCCTGTACTATAATGGATAAGGAAGTCAAGATCGTTAAGACAGGGCTGAGTATCGCCTTTTATGTAGACGATGTTTTAATCAACACGCTTACGATAACAAGAGCCTTGGATAACATGGAAGTAGGCGACAGGGCTATACTTCATGTAGGCGGTTGGAAAGGTACGGGCGGTACTTACTACTTTGACGGACATATCAACTACTTTAAGTTCAAGTATACATCATAAGGAGGAAAAACAATGGCAACAACAACCCCTAACTATGGCTTAACAAAGCCCGACTTATCCGAACTGTACGACATTGGCGTTCAGAATACCAACATGGACACGATAGACAGCCAAATGAAACAGAATGCTGATGATATAACCGCATTAGTAAATGGTTTGTATTACCATAAAGGTGATGTTATCAATCTGTACAGAGCACCTAAAAATGGATATATTACTACTGGGGGTACAGAAATTTATATTACAATACCGTTGGCGAAACCTTTGGATAGTGACATATCAGGAGCGACAGTTAGTGGTGGCAATATAATAATTAGAGGCGTAAACGGATACGTTGGGGGTAGTGCTGGCATTTCCTTATCCGATACTACCCAAATATCTTCCATCACTGTTACAGGTCCATGGGTAGCAAATCAAGACAAGGAAAGTATCGTTATAACAATTAAGTTTACGAGTACGCCGAGTGGAGCTGCCAATAACACCCCCGTTTCCTGTGGATTTACGAATGGTTCAAAACTCACACTTAGCTGATTTTATGCTATCATAATCATAAAGGAGGTAACGGACTATGACAAAGAAGTTTTGGTACAGCGCAGGTATAAGAGCATTACGCACAGTAGCGCAGACAGCGGTGGCTACTATCGGTACAAGTGCTGTTCTTACAGACGTGAATTGGGGGCTTGTTATCAGTGCGAGCGTTCTTAGTGGTATCCTGTCAGTTCTTACTTCAATCGCAACGGGACTGCCTGAGGTGGAAGAATGAACCCGTGGAACTTGATACCGTGGGGTATATCCGCTGTTTCTCTTGCTGTGTTATTGATTACGACTTTCAATAATAACAAAAAGTCCATTAAGCAAGGCGTAGAAGAGCGAGAGACACGCCTTAATCATATCAACGAGGGATTACTTAAGGCGAACATGAAGCTGGACACGGTATGTGCTACGACAAACGAGACACGGACGGATATCAAAGCCTTGAGCACGTCAATAACAGAGATAGACAAGAGAGTATCCGTTATTGAGCGTGACATGCAGACAGCATTCATGCGCATAGACGAACTGAGAGAAGGGAAAGCGGACAAATGATATCTAACAGCGGTTCAGACGAAAACGGCAAGTACCACAGTGGCAAAGCAGGAGATCAGACAGGCGGTGAGTGGCGCATACGCACTTGGTACAATCGCCCCTGGAATTGCGTTTTAAGACACCCTAACGCTGACGTAAGGAATTTACTTGCGGAAATGTCTACCGAGGCTGCAAACAACGATATGGTAGGCTACGACCAATGGCAAAGGAACACCTATTGGGACGCATTAGTTAAGGCACACTATATCCCGAAGAACATAACGACCGCTTGCGAGGCTGACTGTTCCGCAGGTGTTATGTCTAACGTCAAGGGCATAGGCTATCGCTTAGGTATTAAGGAATTACAGAATGTCCCGATAACGACTACCAAATATATGAGATCAGAACTCAAGAAAGCAGGGTTCGAGGTTCTTACGGATAAGAAGTACCTGAAATCGGATGAATACTTACTTCCTGGAGATATCCTATTAAACGACAAGAGCCACACGGCTGTTAATGTATCCCGTGGGGTTAAAGCTGTCAATTTGGATAAGATAACAGAATTTGTAAGACGGTTCTACGGCATAGTTCTTAACAGGACACCCGATAAAGAAGGAATGTCTTATTGGGTAGAGAGAATAGCCAATAAGAAGAATACACCGTCTCAGGTTGCCTATGGGTTCTTCTTTTCTAAAGAATTACTGTCTCAAAACTTGAGCAATGAGACATACGTTACTAAGCTGTATTTGGCTATGTTAGGCAGACAGCCCGATGCGGTAGGCTTCCAATTCTGGGTATCTACTCTTAAGAACGGGAAGGACCGTAAATCTGTCTTTGAGGGATTTGCCAACAGTCAGGAGTTTAACATACTTGTAGCGTCATACAACATTAGTTGATATAATGAGGATATACAGGCACGATAAGACCTTTAATAGCCTTGGAGGTGCGTATGAGCGAGAATAATGACAATATCGTAATGAGCAGGTACGCATTCGAGAGAATGCAGTCCAAAGATGAACGTAACGATAAGTGGCGCAATATCATTATTATATTGCTCATTATCCTGTTAGTCGTTACAAACGGAATGTGGCTTATAGCATGGAATAACTATTACGTTGAAACAGAGACAGAGACTTATGAGGTTGCGCTTGATGCGGATGACGGCAGTAATGCTAACTACATAGGGGAGGACGGTGTTATCAACAATGTCAGCGACGATCAGAGTAACGAGACGTAGACGTAGGCGTAGAGTGAGACGTAGATAAATGCTTGACCTTGATGACGTTACAAACGAACAGATAGAGCAAGCGATAGACGCTTGGATACATTCAGAGCGTGACCGTGCAATCCTAAAAAGAAGATTGATAGACGGAATATGCTTTGAACCTTTGGCAGACGAGTTTGACATATCGGTACGTCAGGTAAAACGGATAGTCTCGAAATGTGAAATGATCCTATTCAAGCACATATAAAGGCACTAAATTGGCACTTAACAGGCACTCGTAATTCATTTTACGGGTGCTTTTATTTTGCGACAATTTAAGTGCAAGGAGGTACTCTATGGCATATATCCCCTTTAACAATAACCCTAAGAACATGAGGGTAGGCGACTGTACTGTCAGAGCCATTAGCAAGGCTTTATCTCAAGAGTGGGAAACGACCTACATTGGCTTATGCTGTCAGGGCTTGCGACTGTACGATATGCCGTCAGCCAATTACGTTTGGGGGATGTATCTCAGGGAACACGGCTTCGATCAATACGCTATCCCAAGTATTTGTCCTCAGTGTACTACGGTAGAAAAGTTCTCGAATATGAACCCACATGGAGTATTTATCCTTGCTTGCCAAAATCACGTTGTAGTTGTAATTGACGGAGATTACTACGACACATGGGATAGTGGCGAAGAAGTAGTCCTTTATTATTGGCAAAAGGAGGCTTAATTATGGCTTATAACTTTTATTCCCCTTACAGTGGCGTAATGCCTCAGTATCAGCAACCGGCACAGGCCCCTGCGAATTCTCTTATATGGGTGCAGGGAGAAAGCGGTGCTAAGTCCTATTTGGTAGGAGCAGGACAGACAGCGTTACTAATGGACAGCGAACAGAGTAGGTTTTATATCAAGAGTACCGACAACAGCGGTATGCCTATGCCTCTTCGCATATTCGAGTATAGCGAGATCACGGCAAATAATACCCCTCACAATGCGGTAATAGAAACACCCGATTATGTTACCCGTGAAGAGTTCGAGAAACGGCTGTCTGAGATACAGACAAAGCCAACGGCTAAGAAGGGAAGTGTGAAAGATGCCGAGTCCGCTGTTTAACACGTTTGGCAATGTGCCGATGAATAACAACCTTATCCAACAGTATAAACAGTTCAGAAGTATGTTTAGCGGTGATCCTAAACAACAGGTACAACAGATGCTTAACAGCGGTCAGTTAAGCCAACAGCGGTTCAACGAATTGATGAACACAGCCGAACAGTTACAACGGATGATGCGATAGGGAAAAAGTAATCCCCTGAGGGGAAGGTGATGCAAACCTCAGGGGAACTTCACAGGAGTTGTCGTTGCTATTATGTAGCAAGCACTTTTATTTTACTTAGTTTTTCTTTTTCTTGCAAGAACTGAAAATAAATAATCACACGAAAGGAGAGATAAATATGTCTCTTACGACAAACGAAATGTCAGCAGCAGATATTGCGGCTGTATGTGGAAACAACAGAAACGGAGACGGCTTCGGTTGGGGCGGTGACGGTATCTGGTTCTTAATCCTCTTCCTTGCTCTTATCGGTAATGGCGGTTGGGGTAACAATGGCGGATTTGGTAACGGGGGCAATGGATTTGTTCCTAACTATCTGTTCGCTACCAACACGGATGCCAACGTCAATAGCCGATTTGACACTTTGGGTATTACAGGACAACTTAATGGCATTCAGTCTGCAATTACTAACGGGTTCTCAAGTGCTGAGGTAGCTGCTTGCAACAGAGCACAGAATGACCTTGAGAGGTCGTTCGCTTCACAGACAGCTATTACAGCAGGTATGACAGGTTTACAGTCACAGCTTGCTAATTGTTGCTGTGAGAACCGTCTTGCGACAGCTAACCTCAGTGCGGACATTGCAAGAGAGGCTTGCGCTACAAGAACAGCCGATGCTCAGAACACACAGGCACTTCTTGCCACAATCAACGGGGGCATTCAGTCCATCAAGGATCAGCTCTGTCAGGATAAGTTGGATGCAAAGAACGACGAGATCAGCCAGCTTAGACAGGAAGTTCTTTACGCCCGTGGACAGGCTTCGCAGATTGCTCAGAACAGCACGATTATTGACGGTATCTACAACCGCCTCAATCAGTGCCCCGTAGGAACTGTACCTGTATATGGCGAACAGCCTATCTTTACTTGCCCGAACAACGTAAGTGGTTGTGGTTGTGGCGGAAATGCTTTCTTTAACTGATTGGGGGTGTAAATATGCCTGAATATGTAACAACAAGTGATGCGTTAGTTGCCGTAAATGGAACTATACCATTCAGTAGTGTTTCTATCCCTTGCAATAACGGTAATGTAGTTCCACTTGCAATCGGGGTTCTTAATCTTAAAGGCAACACACCTAATAGGTTCGCAAGGTATGAAGTTTCCGTTAAGGGAAATATTCAGATCCCCGAAGGTGGTGCGGTTACACCTATCGCATTGGGCATTACGGTCAATGGTGTAGTAGTTCCCGAGAGTGTAGCAATCTTCACACCACAGGCTGTTGAACAGTATGGCTTCATCAACACATCAGCGATTATAACCGTTCCTTGCGGTTGTTGTGTATCGGTATCTGCTGTTTATACAGACGGTACGGTAGATGACCCTGCTACAACACCTACACCTTCGATCACGGTTAGACGCAATGCGTCTATTACCGTTGAAAGAATAGCCTAACGAAAGGAGATCATGTATGGGTAAAGCAATGTATGAGCTGAGGGAAATGCTCAGTAGTGAACTTGACAAGATATCCCACAAGGGCGAACTTACACCTTCGCTCCTGGATATGGTAGACAAACTGACTCATTCCATTAAGTCTATTGACACTATTTGCGCTATGGAAGAAGCATACGGCAATGATGATTACGACGACTACTCTTATGAGGGCGGATCATCTTATGCCCGTGGTAGAGGCAGAAACGCAAGGCGTGACAGTATGGGTAGATATTCCCGTGCCGGTAATTCCTACCGTTACAGCAACCGTGACGGATACAGGCGTGGCTATTCCCGTGACGAGGGCAAAGAAAATGCCAGAATGCAGTTACAGGAACTTATGGGAATGGCAACCGACCCTAACGTCAGAATGGCTATCCAAAAGGCAATGGACGAAATGGAGAAAGAGTGAGGCATAGTATGATTAACAAGCGTGAGTTATCGGATGCAATCGCTAAGTGCGAAGAGAACGTGTCAAATTACCGTGACTGTCAAAGGTTAGCCACAATGTATACAATATACGATCATCTGTACGGAAAGCCGAATGCCGAGGAAATAGGCGAAGTGATAATACAAGCATGTGGCGATAGTGAGTTTTTGAAAGCCATTAAAGGCAAGTCCGCAGAAAGCGTGTGGCAAGTCATGGACGAATTGATGACTATAATAGCCGAGAATGACGAACGCCTGTATGAACATATAATGTCTCAGATTTGACGGAAGAGGGGGACTTGACGTTCCCCTCTTCTTTTGGTAATATCCTATTGCCCAATAATTGAATATAACCCCCGATTACTTCCCTCCACGGATGAACCTATGGGGGGTTATATTTTTGCCTTAATATCGCCATTGTGAATTTTAGTGTTGACAGAAAAACAATGTAAATGTACAATAATGGTAGTTCAACGAAAGGAGGAAATCAGATGCAGTTTCACGAAAGAGTCAGAAAGCACCTCAAGGATAACGGCATTAGTCAGCGTTGGTTGGCTAATAAGACGGGACTCAATCCGCAGACATTATGGCGTTGGGTACAGGGACAGCGAAAGATGCCGGTAGAGGCAGCTATCAAGATCAGCAAGGCACTTAATTTGCCTATCATCGAAGAGGAGGACAACTAATATGGCAGATGCAAAGAACTACTTTACCGAACTTAATTCGGTAGACGTATCAGACAAGATTGAGAAGAAGAACGGACTTTCTTATCTTTCTTGGGCGTGGGCGTGGGGAGAACTGAAGAAGAGACACCCTGACGCTAACTACAAGGTATACGAGAACGAGAACGGTTGGAACTACTTTACTGACGGTAAGACTTGTTGGGTAAAGACAGGTGTTACGGTAAATGGTGTAGAGCACATCGAGTATCTTCCCGTTATGGACTTCAAGAATAAGAGTATCCCTCTTAACGCTATCACGTCTTTTGAGGTCAATAAGACCATTCAGAGATCACTTACAAAGGCAGTAGCAAGACACGGCTTAGGCTTGTATATCTATGCAGGTGAGGACTTGCCCGAAACAGGAGACGGAGAACCTGTGGCTGTGGTAGAACCTGCAAAGCCGGTAAAGAAGGCCCCTGCCAAGAAAACTATTGCGGAGACAGCACCTACAAAGCCTACGGCTGACATTCCTGAAATGACTAAGGACGAGGCAAGACAGATGTTTATTGACTACTGTTCTGCCAACGGTGTTAATATTCGTGAAGTAGGGCACATGTGCAATCTGAATAAGAACAGCACGGCAGATGACTTCATGGACGCTTTGGCACTTGCTCAGGGCATGGCAACAGGTAGCATTAACAAGGAGGCAAACGTATAATGCAAGACACTGTAAGTGTAGATCGTAACCGATATATCGGAGGCTCAGATATCGCAGCCATATTAAATATCAGCCCCTTTAAGAAGAGATTTGATTTGCTCATGGAAAAGGCAGGACTGAGAGAAAATGACTTTAAGGGGAATGCCTATACGGAATTTGGGAACACCCTTGAACCTAAGATCAGAGAGTATATCAATCGTGAGTACAAGAAGAACTTTGTCGAGGGCAAGCACTTTCATCCCCTGTATATCAATGGTGTAGAGTGTGAGGATATCTCTTGCAGATGCCACACGGACGGGGAGACAAGAAGCACTATACTTGAGATCAAGACAACAAGCATTGAGGACTTTGCTTATCCTGTATCTTCCTATCCTGATTATTTGGTTCAGTTGCTTTACTACATGCACATGAACGGCAGAAAGAACGGAATGCTTGCTATCTATGACCGCCCTGACGATATGGACACTGAGTTTGACGAAAACAGGCTCATTGTTTACAAAATCAAGTTAGAGGACTATACGGACAAGGTTAATGAGATAATGGCAGCCGTAGAAAAGTTCCTTATTGATTTGGAGCAGGTCAAGGCTAATCCGGCACTTACGGAAGAGGACTTATTGCCCGTAGCGGTACAGGATATCTCAAACAAGATGCTGAGACTTGAAGAACAGCTTTTCTTATTCAAAGAGGTAGAGAAAGCCTACGAGAGCGAGAAAGCGAAGTTGTTACAGGCAATGCTTGATAACGGTATCCGTTCCTGGAAAACGAAAAGCGGTATCAGTATAACAGCGGTCCCTGCCGTAGAACCGAGGATTGACTACAAGACAGTTTTCGATAGTGAGGCGTTTAAGGAAAAGCACCCGAAGTTATACAAGGAATTTACGGAAGATGTAGAAGTTAGGATCAACGGCAAGAAACCCTATCTTACAATAAGACACCCAAAGGAGAAATGATATGAACAGTGTAGTAATGACAGGAAGAGTAGTACAGGATTTGAACCTTAAGAAAACGGCTAACAGTCAGTATTGCCGTTTCCGCATAGCGGTAGACAGACGACTTAAGAAGAACGAGAGTGACTATTTCACTTGCGTAATATGGGGCAAGGGTGCTGAGGCATTAGTCAATCACTCTTATAAGGGAGCAAAGATATCCATTAGCGGTAGCCTTGTAACAAGCGAATATACCGATAATAACGGTAACAAGAGGATTGATTACGAGATCGTTGTACAGGACTTCGATATCCTTGACTTTAAGACAAAGGAAATGAGAAACCCTATAACAGAAGAGGCTCACGAAATCGCACAACAGCCCGATATATCACAAATAAGCACAGATGACTTAGAGGATATGGGCTTGCCGTTCGAGTTCTGAGGTGGCTATGGAAATAGTAATGCTTTTGGATATCGACCCACCTACGATTACGGCACAGCAGAAGGGCGTAAGAGTAGTTCACGGTAGACCGTTCTTTTACGAGAAACACGAAGTCACTCAAGCCAGACGTACTATCGAGTGGGCAATGAAAAAGTATGTGCCGGACGAACCTATACAGGGGCCAGTTATCCTGTCAGTGGCGTTAGGTATTCCTACCAAAGACAAGATGAAGTTACGGAAAGAATGGAAAGACACACGTCCTGACCTGGACAATATGCTCAAGTTGCTATTGGACTGCCTTACGGAAATGAAGTTCTTTCGAGACGATGCGCAGGTAGTACAGCTGCATTCACAGAAGAAGTGGTCAGCAGAAGGGTACATGCACATTAAGATCACAGAGATAGAGGATGCAGAATGAAACACTATGGGGATATAACAAAGATACACGGTTGGGAAGTGCCTATTGTTGATGTAATAACAGGCGGTAGTCCTTGCCAAGACCTGTCAGTCGCAGGTAAGAGAGCCGGACTTGACGGAGAACGAA